GGACCTCCATGACCTGGCCGGTGGCGGGGTCGAGCGTGTAGCGGCCATCCATGTTGACCATGCTCGCCATGACCTCGATGGGGTCGGGCGGGGTCAGCGGGGGCAGGGGGATGGCTGGGGGGAGGCCCATGTTCGGGATCTCGAGCGCTTCCCCCAGCGACCAAAAATCGTACATGCCCATGCGCGCCAGCTGCATCCGGAGCATCTTGGCCTCGGCGGCGTTCATGGCCAGGATGGAGTTGGGGGCGACCGTGAAGATGAAGGACTTGTGGAAGTACTGGGCCCGCTGGTCCCGGGGGACGCTGGCGTCGAGCTCGGGGGTGTAGCCGGGTTGGCCGACGTCCATGGACGGGACCAGGTTCCCCGGGTCGTAGTCGAAGTCGTTCAGGGTCAGGCCGGCGTCGCCGAGCAGGGTCACCCGCTTGGCCTGGGACATGTACTGGAACGTGTTGACCTTGAGCATCTCGGCCAGGTCGCGCAGGTAGGCTTCCATCGCCCGGCCCTCGGCGCGGAGCTCCGGGGTCATGGCTTCGTAGTACTGGCGGATGGTGTCGGCGCCCGGCATCTGGCGGAGCTGGAGCAGGGCTTGGAGGTTGGCCACGCCGGAGAGATCGCCGAACTTGTCGGTCATCCACTGGAGGTACTGCATCGCGAGCGAGAGGACCTGGGGCGAGGGCCCGTCGAGCTTCTTGAAGCCTTCCCCGTAGGCCGGGTTGGTCTTGACCTTGGCCCCCGGGCGGCGGGGGTCGAACAGCCGCATGAAGGTTTCCGAGACGGCCTGGCGGTCGTAGACGGTCGTGGGGTTGAGCCACTGCTTGATGCCGAGCCGGATGTCGTTGGCCCCGTCGTTAATGGCGTCCTGGACCGGGATGAGGTCGTTGAGCAGCGGGACCCCGTTGAACTGCCAGGGGACCTCCCACAGCTTCATGCGCGAGAAGGGGAACATCCCGTGCCAGAAGGGGCTGGGCCCGTCGAAGATGACGGCCTCGGGGGTCGAGAGGATGAGCCGCTTGTTCGGGTACATCTTCCCGCCCGGGGGGACCACGTAGGCCCAGGAGGCGCCGGGCTGGCCCATGGGGATGTCCTTCAGGGTCAGGTTCCGGGACTGATCGTCGAGGAAGGTGCGGTAGAACAGGCAGTTGGCGGACTTGGGCTTGAGGTTGTGGGTGGTGCCGGTCAGCCCTGAGAGCGTGTCGGCCGCCGGTGAGGTCAGGCTGCTCACGATGGACCGAAAACGGCCCATGAGGGTGCCCAGGATCGAGTCGGCCGTCGGGCGGAACAGGTGGGCCTTGGTCGGGTAGATCCCCCGCAGGACGTTGATCGAGTGCTCCTCGCGGAACACGACCCCCTGCCAGTCCTGCACCGAGCGGCTGCCCGGGGCCGGGCGCCAGGGGAGGGTATCCCTAAAGTCCTTGGCGATGATCCGGTGGTCGCCGCCGAAGCGGGCGTGCGGATCCCACTCGACGCAGGTGTCGGCGGTCCCGCCGGCGAGGGCGAACTTGACCGTGTTGGCCAGCTCCAGGTCGGCCAGCGTGTTGATATACCAGGCGATGATGATCTTGTTGAGGAGGTTGCCGGCCTCCTGGTAGAGGGGGTTGTTCGACTTGTAGGCCCAGACGGGCTTGAGGTCGGTCAGCACCGAGGCATGGGCCTGGGTGACCTTGCGGGCCTCGTTGATGGTCATTTTCGGGAGGTAGGCGAGGGCGTCCTCGGGGGAGAGCTTGCGCTGGCGCCCCACGATGTAGTCCATGCCGATGGCCGCCATGTCGTAGCTGGGGTCGTCCTTGTTGATGCGGTCGCCGTCGAGCACGGCCTCGTTGACCCAGCCGGCCACGCGGGGGTCGCCGCCTTCGCGGAGGGCGTCGCCGGTGAGGGTGGGCATCCCTGGGATCCCGTTGGTACTGAAGTCGGCCATGGTCAGTCTGCTTCCTCGCGCATGGCCTCGCCGACTCGCTGGGCTAGGCTCTCGAGTTCCTCGTCGTCGGGGTTCCAGTCGGGCGGCAGGGTGATCCCCATCTGCGCCATCGTGGTCTTGAACCAGGGCAGGAAGCAGGTCCGAAGGGTAAGCCGGTTGATGTCGGCGAGCGAAATCGACATCAGGCTTCACTGTCCTCGACCGTCCCGTGGTCGGCGATCACCGGGTCCCCACGCCGGATGGTGACAGGGGTGCCGTTGAGGTAGTGCTTGGAAGGCGTGTAGTCGGGCGCGGGGCCGGTCAGGCAGACATCGCGGTTGGACGAGTCGTTGGAGTAGTCCCGCCACCGCAACACCTGGCCCTCGCCGTTGGCCGCCCGCTGCTCGCTCTCCCGCTCGACTCTCCTGATGTCGGCCAGGCTGTCGATGGCCTCGGTCTTCCAGCCGGTAGGGGAGCCGGGGTCCTCGACGGGCAGGGCGAACTTGGTGAAGTCGTGGGCGCCACCGGCCCCCGAGGCATCCGAGAAGACCGACATCCGGCCGATGGCGACAATGGGCTCCATGCGGTGGTAGTTCCCCTCGTCAGAGCAGACCGGGCAGTACTCGGCGTGCGCGCGGGCGCCCACACTGATCGGCACGTTCACGTCGGGGGTGACCGTACCGCACGCCGAGCACACGTAGTCGTGTCTGGCCAGGGCTACCGCACCACCACCGGCCCGTAGAAAAACTGGTCCTGAAGTTGTGCCACGATGTCCTCGACCACCTCCCGCGGCGCCTTGTTCTGCTTGGTCGCCCGCACCCCGACCTCCCGCAGCTGCTCGGGGGAGAAGTCGAGCCGCACATGCCCAATCGTGATCCCCGCCCACGCCTGCATCCGCTCGACCACCTTGGCCTCGGTGTCGAGCGAGCCGCCGCGGAACAGCGCCTCGAGGGTGGCGAGGGTGTCTTCGCTCAGGACCACCGAGCGGCGGGTGGGCGGGTAGGGGAGGAAGCGCAGGAGCTGGCCCTCGATCACCTCGCGCACGGGGCGTTTGGCCGCGGTGGCGGCGGCGGCGTAGGCGGCGTAGAGGTCGTCGTCCAGGTGAATCAGCATCGCTATACCCTCGGGGGCCACGACCACGTACGCGGGCCGGTCCCTTCCTTGACGCTGGTGACCCACAGGACGTCGTTGCCATCGAGGAAGGCCTGCCCGTTGACCCCGTGGATGTCGTTCGGCCAGACCGCCACGATGAGCATCGGGACGACCTGCCCTTCCGCGACGGAGTTGCCGATGTGGGCTTGAGCACCGACTGGCCACGCGCGTAGGCTTCCATCCTCGCTGTGCGCCGGGATTGCCTCCGCGTGACGTCCAGCGGACCCCCACAGCAGCCGCTCCGCGATGCTTTTACCCGTCGTTCGCCGCCGTTGGATCTGCGCGGCATCATCGGCGCTCAACGTGTAGTGCACAATCCGCCCAACGCTTGGTTGCTGGTCAGCCACTGGCCCTCCTACGGCAAAAAGATCGGCATCCCCCGGACCCCATCATACAGACTGTCGTCCCCGTCATCCTCGACCTGCGCGGCCATCTCCTCGGTCGTACAACTGGTGTTCCGCCAGTCCCGTTTCATGCGGAGGGGCTGGCTGGAGGCCTCCCGGGCCTGCTTTTCGCTGTGCTGGCGGGCCCGGCGCTCGCTCAGGGGCTCCTGTTCGCCCCCCTGGAGCCGCCAGGCCACGTAATGGGCGATGGCGGTGGCCATGACACAGTCGTCGTGGGCCCCGCGGGCCGCGCAGGCCTCCCAGAGGGCCCCTTCGGTCTGAAAATCGGCCAATTCGACCCGTAAAATGGCCGAATGGACGAGGAGATCGGTCTGGTGGGTCACCGGATCCTGGGTCGTGAGGGCCGCGTAGAGCTTGTCGAGCAGCATCGGACGGGTCCGGGTGGTCGTCATCCAGCCGATTTTGGTCGAATAGCGCGATTTGGGGTCGGCGGCGTCCAGAAACTCCCACCGGTAGAAGTGCGAGTAGCCGTAATGGAGCTGCAGGGTGTCCTGGGTCGAGATCCCGTGCCGGTTGCACTCGATGGCGGCCAGGGCCTCGTAGCCGTCGTCGTCCACATACAAATGGCCGATGGCGTCGACGATGCCGGCGAGCTGGACGGGCCCCATCTGGTCGGACACATAGAGGGCGACCTGTTCTTCCGGCTCCTCGAGGGTGCCCATGCGGTGCACGGCCACGACCGAGCGGTCCTGGCCGATGCCGTCGGCGGGGTCGACGCCCAGGATGTACCGGCGGGGACCTCGGAGCCTCGGCTTCTCGTAGAGGGCCAGGCAGTCGAGCAGGTCCTCGCGGGCCTGGAGCTCGTCGAGGGTGAGCCGACGGAAGCCGTAGCCCGAGGGGAGGGTAAAACTGTCGCTCATCGCGGCCCGCTCCGCTCCCGCCCGTCGAACTCAATCGGGTGCGCCTGCGCGGCCAGCAGCTCGCCGGCTTCTTTCAGCTGGCGGAGGGCCTCCAGCTCGCTCGTGCGGATCTGCGAGAGCTCGCGGGCCGGGTCGACCGACCACACGTCGATGGGCGGCCGGGCCAGGTGGTCGAGATACTGCAGTTGTTCAATCCCGAAGATGGAGCGGCCGGAGTGCTGGAAGCATTCTTCGGGGTCGGCGGCATATTCCTCGAGGAACTTGGCCAGCTTGCGCTTCTCGTAGTAGTCGAGGCGGGTCGACTCGTACCAGTAGAGTTGTTGGGCGGTCAGCGAGACCGAGTGCCCGAGCCATTTCGGGCCTTCTTTCTCGGCCTTGGCCGCGTGGTGGAGGGTCGTTTCGCTGGGGACCCACCCCAAGGGCACCGGGAGCCAGTACTTGGTCAGCTCGGCGTACCAGGGGATGAACACCGCGATGAAGCGGCCGCGGCCCCGGACCGAGGCCAGCCAGTCCTCGTGGTGCCAGTTGTGCCGGCCCTTGGCGGTCGACTCTTTCATGCCTAGGGTGCGGGGGGTGCGGGGGACCGCCGGCATCAGGCCGTCGTCGATTTGTTCCGGCCGCTCCCAGGTGGACAGCTCGGTCAAGTGGATCACGCTGAAGGTCTTGCTGCGGCCCAGGTTCCCCTTCTGGCCGCCCTCGTCCTGCAGGCCCCCCTTCATCGACTTGCCCGACTCGACCAGGAGCGAGGACCCGCTCTCGAAGATCACATGCTGGTTCTTGGTGTGGAACTGCTCGGCGGGTTTGAGCCACCAGGGGAGGAACGAGAGGAAGCGTTCGTACATGCCGAACAGGCCTTCGCTGCCACTGTTGTCGGGGACGTCGCTGGCCAGGAGGGCCCGCACATGGGTGTGGGTGGTCACCCGGTGGGTGCCGAGACTCGCGCCCAGGGTGCTGACCCCGAGCTGGCGGGCCTTCAACACATTGACCAGGATGCCGTCCGGGTGGCCGGATTCGACCCGTTCGAGCTGCAATTTGGCCATCCGGTCGAGCACCAAGGTCTGCGATTCCCACAGCGGGAACAGCCGCTTCAGCCCCTGGCCCTCGCTGTTGCACCAGTGGTAGCGCTCGGCGGCGTAGCGGTAGTCGATCTTGGTCAGCAGGCGCTCGTTGGCGATGAAGCGATCCTCGTCCGGGGAGAGCCGGCGGGTCGGCTTGCCGTCAGCGTCGGCCGCGCCGGCCAACCTATCGACCATCCCCGCGCAGACGTCCACCGGGTAGCGCACGAGGCCTCGCGGGAAGGCCTCGCGGTAGGTGGCTTCCAGGCGCTCCTGGTTCCGGTGGACGATGGCGGGGGCATACATCGGCTACTTCGGGGGCAGGATGATCCCCTCGGGCACCGCCTGACCCTCGGCGGCCTTCTTGGTCAGGAAGTTGTTGAGGGCGACGCGCGCCTGGATGTAGGTCGAGAGGAGCTGGTCGAAGGCGGCATCGTCGATCACGTTCGCCCCGAGGGTCTTCTCGACCTCCGGCAGCGACTCGTGAATCGTCTCGATGACGGCCCGCTCCTTCTCGGGCCCCTTCGCCCCCTTGATCTTCTCGACCGCCACCATCGCGATGCCAATCAGCTGCGGCACCTGCAGGATCGTCTTGCCCCAGTTCATGCTGACTCCTTTACGGGATCTCGGGAATCCCCATCATGCCGCGGAAGAACGTGATCGCCGAGTTGAGCTGAAACCACGGCAGGCGGCTGCTCGTCAGCCCGGCCTCGCTGTGGTAGACCCCGGCGTGCCACCACTCGGCGGACAAGACCCCGAGGGCGTGGCCGTCCGCGGTCGACACGTAGCGCTTCGGCTCCATCCCTGGCTCGCCCGCGCCCCGGGGCTCGGTGTCGAGGACCGGATGGGTGACCTGGCTGTTGGGGGGCCCGCCCCAGTCGCCGTTGACGTAGCTGTACTTGCTGTCGCCGATGGTCTGGAGCCACTTGCTGTCGCGGCGCTCGCGGGAGGCCGACCAGTCCCAGCCGGGCCAGGGGATCTGGCCGCCTTCAGCCGGGGAGCCTCGGCTGATCAGCACCCCGGGGGGCTTACTGAATGCCAGAGGGTCGACCTGCTGGGGGCCGTTGTTGTACTCGTTGACCAGTTCGACCAGCACCGGGTAGTGGCGGAGCACCTCGCAGGCCTGGCCGACGTGGTCCTGCTGGTAGGCCAGGGACATCCCCAGGGCGGCGCAGTCGGCCAGCAACACGTAGATCGGCAGCAGGCTCGCGGCGATCTGGCCGGTCTGGAAGGTCGTGCGGGTGGCCAGCATCGTCTCGGCGTGCTGAGCGAGCTTCGGGTAGAAGTCGGGCATCTGGCGCGGGTCGAGGTCGAACAGGCTGTCCTTGTGCTTCATCAGGAGGATCCGGGGGGACAGCGCCGGGACCGTCAGGCTGACAAAGTCGTGGTGGAGCTCCTGCATGTGCAGGGCGAGCGGGCTGACCGAGCCATACCGGCGGAAGTAGTCGAACCCCGCGAAGTCGGTGAACCCGCGGAGGTGCTGGATGCGGCCGTTGATCAGAAACCGGTCACCGGTGATGCCGACGGACGTCAT